ACAGCTCAAACATTTTAAAAACTTTGAGCTAGGCTTTAGTGGGCACTTCCATAAACGCCAGCAAAGAGAAAATGTTATCTATATTGGTAATGCTTTTCCGCACAACTATGCAGATGCATGGGACGATGAACGTGGCATGATGATATTAGAGTGGGGCAAGCAGCCAGAATATTACACATGGGATGACCAGCCTAAGTTTAGAACTATTAAACTTAGCGAACTGATCGACGGTGCAGATAAAGTAATCAAATCTAAAATGCACTTTAGAGTAACCTTAGACATTGACATTAGCTACGAAGAAGCAAGTTTTATCAAAGAAACTTTTATGAAAGACTATGATATTCGTGAATTGACACTAGTTCCTGCAAAGAAAGATGTCGAAGTTAACACTAATATTGACATACAAGCCTTTGAAAGCGTCGACGAAATTGTTAGTAAACAGATTATTAACATACAAAGTGAACAATTTAAAGCCAATACACTATTGGCAATTTACAATAGCCTATGATTCGCATTAAAGATTTAACCGTAAAGAACTTTATGAGTGTGGGTAACCAGACTCAAGCAGTGAACTTTTGTCGAGAACAGATGACTCTTGTACTAGGTGAGAACTTAGATCAGGGTGGAGACGACAGCGGAAGCCGCAACGGTACAGGTAAAACTACAATTATCAATGCTTTGAGCTTTGCACTCTTTGGTCAAGCGTTAACTAACATCAAAAAAGATAACTTGATCAATAAGATCAACGTTAAAAATATGTTGGTCACGCTGACATTTGAAAAAGACGGACAAGAATATCGTATTGAACGTGGCCGCAAGCCCAATGTTCTAAGATTTTTTGTCAACGATCAAGAACAGGCCAACGAAGAAACAGATGATGCACAGGGCGACATGCGAGAAACACAAAAGGATCTTGATGATATCCTAGGCATGAGCCACGACATGTTCAAACACGTTGTTGCATTAAACACCTATACAGAACCGTTTTTATCTATGAAGGCGGGAGAACAGCGTGAAATTATTGAACAGTTACTGGGCATTACTCTACTTTCAGAGAAGGCAGAAGCTCTTAAAGAACTTATTCGCATCACTAAAGACGATATAATTCAAGAAACTGCTCAGATAGAAGCTACAAAAAAAGCCAACGAAAAAATTGAAGAAGGTATTGCAGGATTAAAACGCAGACAAGACATGTGGTTGAAGAAACGCCAGGAAGATGTTGAGGCTCTAGCTCTACAGTGGTCTGAATTAAATCAATTAGATATTATTGCAGAACTACAAGCGCATAAAGACTTAACTGAGTATAATCAAAAGCGTAAAGCCATTGACGAACTTAACAAACTTATTGCTCGCTGTGTTGCAGACGAAGCAAAAGAAACTAAACAAATTGAAAAATTAAAGAAAGAGATTGCAGAATTAGAAAATCATAAATGCTATGCCTGCGGTCAAGACATGCATGATGCAAAGCACGAGCAAGTGCTAGCAGAAAAGCAAACAGCATTGCGAGAAGCAGCACTACAGGCGTTGGCCACTAACGGTCAGTGGATGGAGAATACAGATGCGCTTAATGCTCTAGGAGAACTAGGTGTTCAACCTACAGTGTTTTACAGTCGTGAAGAAGATGCTATCAATCATAGAAATACAATTCAAAATCTCGAACAACAGATAACTGCTAGAGAATCAGATCAAGATCCTTATCAAGAGCAAATTGATGAACTAAGTGAAACTGCTCTACAAGAAATTAGTTGGGATAAGGTAAATGATTTGAATGATCTTAAAGAGCATCAAGAATTTCTGTTAAAATTGCTGACCAGCAAAGACAGTTTTATCCGTAAAAAAATTATTGATCAGAATTTGGCCTACTTAAACAATAGGCTGACTTACTATCTTGACAAAATGGGACTACCGCACACTGTAACATTCTTAAATGATCTTACTGTAGAAATTACACAGCTTGGACAAGATTTAGACTTTGACAACTTGTCACGCGGTGAACGTAATCGTTTGATTCTAGGACTAAGCTGGAGTTTCCGTGATGTATGGGAAAGTCTATATCAAAATATTAATTTGTTGTTCATCGACGAGCTCATTGACAACGGTTTAGATGCCAGTGGCGTTGAAAGTGCATTGGCTGTACTAAAGAAAATGGCACGTGAGCGCAACAAAAACATATATTTGATCAGTCACAAAGACGAATTAATTGGTAGAGTAAACAATGTTCTTAAAGTAATTAAAGAGAACGGGTTTACCAGTTATGATAACGACCTTGAAGTATTAGATGAGCAGCAAGCATGATGATATAATGAGTGCGTTTCGAACTTATTTCGAAGCAAACCAAAAGTGGGAAGTAGAAAGGACCAAACGGTCTTCTATACAACTACGGCAAAGTCTAAGTAGAATTAGAGAACTATGCTCAGATCAGCGTGTAATTGTACGTGAGTGGGCAAGGATTAAAGAGGCAGAACTAGCAGAAAAAGAAGCAAGAAGACAGGCTCAAAAGAGGCAGAAGACGGAAGGCAGCAATGATAACTAAGTGCCATGACATGGTACTTCCAAAATGAAATCGTTGAATCGCTGCCCGAAGATTGCGTTGGGTTTGTATATCTAATTACAAATCTTACCACAGGCAGAAAATATATAGGCAAAAAATTAGCCAAATTTAGTAAAACAACATATAAAACAGTAAAATTAAAAAACGGAAGTAAAAAGAAAAAGAAAATTCGAAGCAAAATTGACTCCGATTGGAGAGATTATTACGGTTCGAATATAGAATTAAGCAAAGACATAGAGACACTAGGCAAAGAAAATTTCAAACGAGAGATAATGTTTTACTGTAAAAGTAAAGCAGAATGTTCTTACATAGAGGCCAGAGAACAATTTACACACAAAGTTCTAGAATCAAAAGATTACTATAACGGACAGATCTCAGTCCGTGTACATGGCTCACATATATTAAAATCATAGGCTCATAAGCGGTATAAGCAAGCACAAGCTAAAGTCGTGTGCCCACGCCAACTCGATAATAAGAGGGACGGAAATCTCTAGCCGCCAGAGTACTCAACCACTACCCGAAAGGATGAGGATAGCAAAGCCCTTGCTGTTTGGTTGTTTTAGAATAATAGGCGAAATGAGGGAGAAAAACCCACGTTTACTGGCATGTTAGCGTATGCAAGTAGACCGCCGTCGTAATAAAGACTCTGCTCGTGGTACCGGACGACCGCCACTGTAATGCAGTAACGCTAGGTGACACATGTTCGACTCGGATAATGTACACTTCTTTGCCCGGCCTGGGCAAAGTGTGACTGAACGATCTGGATAATATATTAAGTGCTTCGCACAATTACTTCTAGAAAAAAGCATTGAGCGTAGCGAAATGCAAGTGAGCTCTAGCTCACTTTTAATAAATAGATTATTATTCAATGATCTTATGAAATTTAAAGAAATTATCTCAGAAGCTAATAGACAAGGAAGTGGTCTATTAGGTCCGATGGTTACAACTCCTTCTGGTATACAGATACCTATGTGGCCTAGTGCCAGTTTATCTGCTAGGTCAAGTCCTCCTCCTGCACCTAAGACAAAGACCGGTGGTGAAAAACTCACGCAGTACTCTAAGATACTTGGTAAAAAAGGTCTTAGAATATTGGGCAGCGATAGATATCGCCCTTATCTTACCAGTAAGAGCGACGCAATAAAAAATGGTGCAAGATTTCTAAGAATATGGCAATTTCTTGGCTTTGGGGAAATGCTGTTAGATTTCTTCAATACCAAGGCAACCTTAGAAATAATGAAAGGCCTTCCAAACAACGATCCCAGTTATATCACTGAAGAAGAATATGATACTAATGTTAGACAAGCTGGAGAAATACTAGCCTTACAAATACTAGCCAGTGAAGCATTTCCTAGACTATTACAGGCTATGAGCTTAGGTAAATGGATAGTAAGGATCATAGGGTTTTTTGGTACAGCAGCTAGTTGGGGCGCAACACTTGCACTTTTTGTAGCTTCTGAAGTGGCTATGATAGCGTTTCAAAGGTGGTTAATGAGCCCTGAGGGTAAAAAAGCTCTAAGTTATTTGGTAGTCTACTGTGTAGATCCCTTGCTTACTTGGATGTATCCTACAAGTTTAATCAACAAGATCAAAGAGCTAGTGGGCA